CAATAGATGCAAAAATAATAATAGGATTTTCACGGGATGTATAATTCTTAACTTTATCATCAACGTAATGTGCTTCGCATTGACCTGTTGTTCCGCAGAAAAATGATCCTAAATCATTTTTTTGACAGAGTACTATTTCTCTGTTCTCGTTAATTCTGGCGTATACTTCAACATTGTTCGTACTTAGCTTATCTACCACTACATATTGTTCTGTATCACCTATCTTCTGTTTCGCGTAAAAACGTGATAATAACCTTAAGTGAGACCATTTATCCTTATAATAACGACTAACATTGAGATAATCACCGGATGCACCGGAAGCATAAAAATTAATTGTGTATCCATCGGCACTCAATGCTGGCCATGATTGCCAGCTTGAAAATCTTCTTACAACTAGAGGTTCGATTAACTTACTAGCTGGTACGTCATAAATAAGTCTTTTAAAAACCTCAAATTTTATTTCTTCATGAACGAAATCATAGATATTTATAAGAGGTTGATAGTTGTCATCGTACGCGTTCCCTGCTGCGTCAAATACTGTTAAGATAGGTTTATAAACACCAGGCCATTTGTATACGTGAACTGCGGTTAAATCAGATGAATATGTTCCATCACCAAAATCCCATTTAATTTTTTTATTAGATATATTATTTTCTGTAGAAAGAAGCGATGAACTTGTAAAATCAGGTACAAAAGTAAGAGGTGTTATATCTAATGTATATGAAGAAAGTTGGCTTCTACCCGTAACATCCCTTACATCATAGTATAGGTAAGTAAAATTGGTTGTAGCCATTAGAACTCCGTTACAATAGACTGTATAGAAGGTGTAATAACTACAATTTTATTAACAAAATCTATAACATTATTAATGTAAGGGAATTTATAATAGGGTAATTGTGTATCTTGTGAAATAATTTTGATATCATCATAAGGATACACGGGGTTGTATATCACCATACTAACGCCAGGTACATAATAAGTATTTCCATTATATACAGTCTTCGTTTTAATGTTTTCAACACCTTCGAGAGCTAAGATTTCATTTGTTATATCAGTAAAAGAAATTAATTTACCTAGATTATCAGCGGTAGTAGAAAAATAATTTTTAAATATATTGTAGATTTGTATTTTTAATTCTTCAGGGTTTCTTTTGGCGGTAATATTTCTTGAAATTTCTAATGTAGCGTTGTTAGTAACATCAGGGCTTAGGGTGATATTAGGTATTGCAACAGCGAAATCTAATCCAACGTATACAGGGTCATTAATGATCGGTTCGGCTGTTGTAATTTTTATATCCAAAAGATCATTGAGAATAAGCTGCTTTTGAGCGGCGTTTAGATAGTTAACCCGTGTAGTTAGGGACGTAAGTTTATTTAAACGTGGTACAGCGTAGATGTAGATATTATTAAAATTACAAGCATCAGCAAATTTGACTTGATTAAACAATACACGAGAATCTAGATTAGGTTTATCTACACCGAGGTCAAAATAATATTTTAAATGTCCAGTAGTGTAATCCCAATTATTTACTACTTTTGAAGAGCATATAATGTTACCATAATTTTTATCTACATATGTCTTGAAATCATCTGTAGTTATTAACCTATATTGACTCTTAAAAGTATTAATTGAATTATTTTTAATGTTTTGTACCGACTCTCTAAGAACATATTGTGTTGATGGGTTGCTGTTGGTAAACTGTAGAAACGAATTGTTAGTATTATCAATTAAATTAAATCCTGTTGGTATAACATTTGCTTTAATGCTATCAAACCTAGAAGTTGAATAAAAGAATAACTTGCAGTTATTTAATAAGCTCGGGCCTACTTCACCTTTTGTTCCGTTGGTACGAAGATAGTAGATCGCTACCTCATCATTAGTATTAAGCTGTTTACCTGTTACGTTGTTTCCAAATTTTATTTCATAGCGTTCATTTTCATTCATTCTTATTTCATACTTTTTGCTATTGGACTTTTCTAAGAATAAAGATTGTGTTGAAGTCCATTGCTCCCATGCGGGATCTACTACAGAATTATCTTTAACGTAGACGTTAATATTAAAATGATCCATTTCAATATTTTTGCCGTTTGAATCAACTACAGTTAGTGTAAGGGTTTCAAAGGGTTCGCCTGTTGCAAAATAAGAAGGATATTCTGACCATATGCCCTGGTACAATAAAGTACCTTCTTCAAGATCTGTTAGTCTTTCTATACCAGTACCTGTCTTAGAAAATGTTATATCTTTATTAAAGGTGTAGTTAACTCCATTAATAGTAAAATATGAATATCGAGGTATCGTGTAAGTACCGGGTTGAAGTGAGGTTGTTGCTGTTGCTTCAAAAGATAAGATCGGTGTTTGATAGCCTATAGGGCTATAATTTAAAATCTTTACAATCTTATTAATGTTGTCATAAATTTCTGCGGTAGAGAAATTACTCTCTGAAGCGGTTCTATTTAAATAAAACAACAAAACATGGTATGAATAAGCAACAATATCAATAATAGAATTTAAATTACTTCCTTCGTACTTTTGGTCTGAAAAGACGTTGGTATCATTTAGTCTTTGTATGATTAGGTTCTTTAAACTTGTAGCGTCGAACGCTACATATCCGTCTGTTGGAAGAGTATAGTCGCTAAATTCAGCCATAATATTTAATTAAATATGAACCCCGAATTACTTAATGTTCCTGGTATAGTAATGCCTGTTATTTTCATACGGGGCGCGGTTATAGTTAACAAGATGTAATATTGTTGTTGTTCTTCGTCAGGAACAACTTTTAATTGTTCTATTGAAACTCTGTCTGATTCGTATAAACCTATTCCTTTTCTGATTTCTTGACCTATTTTTTCTGCAATTCCTAAAGAAACAGGATCAAATAAATATTTGCCTAACCCTAGTCCAAAAGATGGATTTAATATTTTTTGACCAGGAAATGTATTAAAAAGATTAAAAAGTGATGACTTTATTGCACCTAAATCATATAACGCTTCTAAATCTCTAATTTCGTCTTTCTTTAATAACTGGTTATTTTGCGTATAATGCATGGTAAGATCTAACTTTATATCACTATAAGTGTAGCTTTTTAAAGATTTTGCCGGGGCTTTAATCGATTGTATTTTGATGGCCATTAAAATATTTATAAAAATAACTATTTTTAAAATAGGTAGGTCGAGAATAAATAATTATGTGAACAAAAAATTTGTCAAATTATTTGAAGCTAATATTTCAAGATTTAACAGGGGCGGCTTCTTAGCTAGTGATAGAGTTAGTTTTATTGACAACGTTTTAAAGAATGATTATTTTAAGAAACAACCAGAAGATCTAGCTAATGCAGTTAAGGATCTTATGAATTGTGGATTAAACTTGAGAGTTAAGAATATTAAGTCCACATTCCCGGCTGTTGGTGGTGCAGGTAATCCTGATAACTTCGGCTATAGCTTTGCAATAGAGGTTGTACCGGAGATAGCACCCGGTAAGTTTGATTATAATAAAACAGTTACAGTACCTGCGGATTTGCTTGTAAGACACGATGACGGTATTAATTTACCTCCGATACCAGATGCATTAAAGCGAGCTGATAATTCCTATATTAAGCCTAAATTAGCTTCAGATATTAAACAAGATGATGTACCTTTCTATAGACCACATAGTCAAACACACCTATCTAATGTTGATGGTAAGAACGTAGAAGGTGATAGAGAGTTAAAAAACACTAATGTTGTAATACCGTCTTCGCCTGCTGCGGGTGTGAAGGATCCTGCTATTGGTGGGTTTCCGGATAGCTACACAAAAGCTTATTTACCTAAGTAGTATCAGATAACTGTATAAAACAGCTGTAACAGTTAATTTCCTGATCTACAACAAATGCGCTTCTATATAAATGTTCTGCAATTATTAGAAGATATTTCTTTTTAAGTTCAAGATTCAATTCAGTTTCATTATAAGATTTTTCATCTATAAAATTAAATAATCCTCTTAATAAATTAACATAATCTGAATTAAATTTCTGTTCATTTTCAATTAACGATTTTCTTAATGACAAAACATTTTTAGATTTTATATTAGTTAAAATTAATTCAAGAACGTCATTGGTTTTATTTTCAATAATAGATAACTTACCAGAAGAAGATGCTTTGTGTAGTTCGTTTATACATTTACGAAGATCGGGATAAAAAGCCTTTACGAGATGAACAAGTTTACTTTTATCATCTTCCGATACAGTTACACCTTCATTTTTTAAAATATAAAGAAATCTCTTAGCAACTCCCGCCAAAGGTGGTACAAGATCGATACTCTGACATCTACTCTGCAAGGCTGTAATAATTTTATGTTTGTAATTTGCTGTAAGAATAAATCTAGTTATCTTAGAATACTCTTCCATGGTGTTACGCAGTGCTCGCTGACCATCTATAGTGAGACCGTCAGTTTCATCTAACACAATAACTTTTATTTTACCATCAAAGCTTCTTGTTTGTGCAAAGCTAGTAACTTTTGTACGAATAGTATCAATACCGTTTTCATCACTAGCATTAATATACAAATATTGACATTGAAGAATGTCATTAACAATAATTTTAGCTAAGGAGGTCTTACCGATACCAGGTGTACCGGTGAATAATAAATTAGGTATTTCTTTCTTTTGTAGGAAAGATTCAATTATTCTCTTATTATCATCAGATATAACAAAATCTTCCAGTGACTTGGGTCTATACTTTTCGACCCAAATATTATTAAAATTTAAATTCATTTACCTGAAGAACCGAAACCTTTTTCATTACGCTCAGATACTTCAGCTTTACCCCAGTCAATTCCCATATGCGCATTAATATAAACTACAAACTGAGCTATTCTATCTCCAGCTTTTATTTGATATTCGGTATCTGTTAAGTTATAAAGTTTAATACCTGCAGATCCTCTGTATCCATTATCTATAATACCTGGGTGAGCCAATATACCGTGTTTAAATCCCATCCCGCTTCTTGATTCTACTTTTACCCAATAGCCTTCAGGTATATGAGCGAATTTTAACCCAACATCTACTACATTACTACCTCTTGCGGGTATAATTTTATCTTCTATAGAATACACATCATATCCTGTGTCAGAATCATGATTTTTTGAAGGTAATTTTGCCGCTTCATGCATTTTTTCAAATTTTAAGATAGGCATAAACATAATATTAGGGTCAATCATATATAATATTATGATATAAAACCTGGAATTCAAGATAAGTAATTTGGATGAGTGATGAACTTAATGAAATGGTTGGAGATCTATTGGGTCAGCTACAAACAGCTGAAAAAAAAGCTATAGAAGCAAATAAAGAGCAAAATCCGCTTAAAAAAGAAAACCTAGAGACGTTTGTTGTAGAGAATGCAGGAAAGCTTGTAAGTGAAAGTCTTGACATGATTAAGAATGTAAAGGAATATATAATTTCTGCTCCAGAGCATAAAGACGTTTCAGCATTAGCCGACTTGGTTGCTGCCACGTCATCTGCTATTGAAGCGCTCAATAAAATAGTTATTACAGACAAGAGAAATGAAGCGTTATTAAGGACAAAAGAAATGGATATTAAGAGTCGTCAAGAAAAACAAGAAGCTGATTCTGGACCAAAGAAATTATTATCTAGAGAAGAAATTTTTAAGATGCTTATCGATGACAAGATTGTTGATGCAAAAGTACTCCCGGATAAGCAATAACTACTTGTTGCAAGTAAAATATTTTTTAAAGAAATCTTTAAATAGATTATTGAAACTAAATTTAATCTTTGCAGCAAGCTTATCGTAATCAAAGAAGCTTTCAATATTATTAATAAGCGCTGCAATTTTCGATTCAAGATCTTTAAACATGGTATCAATATTTGTAGTAAAGTCGAATAAATTATCTGTGTTTACTGCAGGCGGTACAAAATTACATGCTACATCTTTAATCTGTTGCGCGTAAGCTAAAGCATTTACTGGGTTTGCTATCATAGCAGGGTTCATTACTACATTAGGGCCTAGAGTGGCAAGAGTTTCAAGTGAACCGAAGCTTATTCCTGGTATAATATTCGGTAAACCAAAATTACCTAGCGTGCGGCTTATTTCTGTTATGCCACCAGTAATACCTGTGTTATCTAAATTAGGAATAAAATTACCGGGTAAAAATTCGTTTAAGTTTAAT